GCTGAATTGACCATGCAATTGGATGACTTCGCAGAGCGTGTGTTGAAGCCTCGTATTAGCCAATTGGCCTCCAGCATTGATGCTGACGTCGCCAACGCTTACAAAACCATCGGCAACACCGTTGGCACCCCTGGCACCACTCCTTCTACTTCTTTGGTCTTGTTGCAAGCCCAACAGAAGCTGAACGAAAACGCTGCCGTGATGTCACCACGTTACGCCACCGTCAACCCTGCCGCTAACGCTGGCTTGGTCGAAGGCATGAAAGGTTTGTTCAACCCCACCGACACCATCAGCAAGCAGTTCAAGAACGGCATGATGGGCACTGGCGTGTTGGGCTTCGACGAAGTGAACATGTCTCAGTCCATCAAACAGCACACCACTGGCTCACGTGATGCTTCTGCATCTACCAGCACCAGCGCCGCTGTGACTTCTGAAGGCTCTTCCACTTTGACTCTGGCCCAAGGCTCTGTGACCACTACCATCGCCGCTGGCGACGTGTTTACTATTGCTGATTGCTTTGCTGTCAACCCACAGACCCGTGAAACCACTGGTTCTTTGTTCCAATTCGTAGCTTTGGCCGCTGCCACTGCTGTGGCTGGCACTTGGACTGTGACTGTTGCGCCTATGTACTCTGCCAATCACGCGCTGGCTACTATGAATGTTTTACCTGGCAACAGCAAGGCCGTGACATTCGTGGGCGCTGCTTCTACTGCTTACGCACAAAACTTGGTCTACCACAAAGACGCGATCACTTTTGCGACCGCCGATTTGTTGTTGCCCCAAGGCGTCGATATGGCTGCTCGCGCAGTTCATAACGGTATCAGCTTGCGCGTTGTTCGTCAGTACGACATCAACAACGACCGTATGCCTTGCCGTATTGACGTTTTGTATGGCTTCAGCACCATTCGTCCACAGATGGCCTGCCGCATCTGGGGTTGATCAGAAACTTTTTTGAAGGAAAATTATCATGGCATTACCTAACGGCGCAGGCGGTTACCAACTTGGTGACGGCAATCTTGGCGAAATCAGCTTTTCTAACACTAGCACTCCTGTTGCGCTAACTGGCGCGTCTGTTACCATCACTGCGGCCAATTTGGCTGCCGGTGTGTGCACGATGGACGCTGGCAGCACTAGCGCTGGCACTTATGTGTTCCCCACTGGAGCGCTGATTGACGCAGCGTTTCCCAGCCTTAAAGTCGGCTCGACGTTTGACTGCTCGTTTATCAACATTGGTGACGATGCAGCAAATGACGTGACCTTTACCGCTGGCACGGGCAACACCCTAGTCGGTAACGACGTGATCCAAGATGCGCTGACCAAAACCAGCAACACATCTGGCACGTTCCGTTTCCGCAAAACAGGTGACGCAGCGTACTCAATTTACCGCGTGTCTTAAACCTAAATGGGGGCTTCGGCCCCTATTTTTTAAAGGAAAAAAAATCATGCCAAATACAAAAGCTGTAGGCGTTGCATTTGAAGACGCACAACTTGACGGCGCAATCATGGGTAAAGCTGGTGGAACTGCTGGGTTTTACGGTGCTACTCCAACAACTAAGCCTGCGGCCAACACTGCTGCCTTAACTACAATCACGTCTACTGCACCTGGTACGCCAGACTTTGCAATTCAAGACTTGACTCAAACAACCCCATTTGGTTTTGTTACCAAAGATGAGGGTAATTCAGTGTTGTCGGTGATTGCAAATTTGCAAGCCCGCGTAACGCAATTAGAAACTAAACTTCAAACTCTTGGTTTGTTGTCTTAAACCAAATAGGGGCCTAAACCGCCCCTTCTTTATATGATTTATCTTCAACATGAAATTCACGGTCGAAAAATAGCTTACATAGAAATGGAAGCTGAGTTCGATGAAAAAAATGGCTGGGTGCGATATACTTTAGACACGCCTGTTGAGGCGGCTCCTGTCGCAAACGAACTGGAAGTTAAACGTCGTCGTGGCCGACCCAGTTTAGAGGCGGCAGAACAAGGAGCGTAACATGGCCATTTACACCGCTGGCGATCAGATCAATAGAGCATTGAGATTGCTCGGCGTATTGGCTGAAGGTGAGACACCTTCCGCATCTGTGTCCCAAGACGCGCTGATGGCGCTGAACCAGATGATCGACTCTTGGAATACCGAGCGTCTTTCTGTATTCTGTACCCAAGACCAAATATTTACTTGGCCTGCCGGCGAAATTAAACGCACACTAGGCCCCTCGGGCAACTTTGCAGGCTTGCGCCCAGTTTTGCTGGACGACGCCACCTACTACCGTGACCCAGGCACCAACGTGTCTTTCGGTATCAAGTTCATCAATCAACAACAGTACAACGGCATTGCGGTTAAAACCGTGACGTCTACTTATCCACAGGTCATTTTTGTCAACATGACCTACCCTGATGTTGAAATGTATATCTACCCACGGCCCACACGGGACTTGGAATGGCACTTTATATCAGTTCAAGAGCTGACCCAGCCTGCTAACTTGGCGACCAACATCCTGTTCCCACCAGGCTATTTGCGGGCATTTGTCTACAACTTGGCAACGGAATTTGCCCCTGAGTTTGGCGTGGAGCCAAGCCCCCAAGTGCAGCGCATCGCCATGACCAGCAAGCGCAACTTGAAGCGCATCAACAATCCTGACGATGTGATGTCGATGCCCTACGCCATTGTGGCCACACGTCAGCGGTTCAACATCTACGCTGGGAACTACTGATGAAGACGCCGATTCTTGGGTCGGCCTATGTTGCTCGCAGTATCAACGCTGCCGACAACCGCATGGTCAATCTGTTTCCAGAGGTCATTCCAGAGGGCGGCAAAGAGCCTGGCTTTCTGAACCGTGCCCCTGGCCTCAACTTTTTGCAAACCGTGGGTACAGGCCCAATCCGCGCCTTGTGGGCACACCAGACCAACGGCAGCGACTTCTACGTTGTGTCTGGCAATGGTTTTTACAAGCTGACTGGTTTGACCGCCACACCCACGCTGCTTGGCACCGTGTCGGGCACTGGCCCCGTGTCTATTGCCGACAACGGTACGCAGATCTTTTTGGCTTGCAACCCTGACGGCTACATCTACAACGAAGTCACCAACGTATTTGCCCAGATCACCGATCCTGATTTTGCAGGTGCCGTGACGGTGGCGTACCTTGACGGCTACTTTGTCTTCAACCAACCCAACAGCCAAATTATTTGGGTGTCGCAATTGTTGGACGGCACTTCAGTCGATCCACTGGATTTTGCCAGCGCCGAAGGCTCGCCTGACGGCGTGGTAGGCATCATTGCCGACCACCGTGAGCTGTGGGTGTTTGGAACTGATTCGGTCGAAGTCTGGTACGACTCTGGCGCGGCTGATTTCCCTCTAACCCGCATCCAAGGCGCGTTCAACGAAATTGGCTGTGTGTCACCGTACACAATCGCCAAAATGGACAACGGCCTGTTTTGGCTGGGCACAGACGCCCGTGGCCAAGGCATTGTTTACCGCGCAAATGGTTACACCGGCACCCGTATTTCCACCCACGCTATTGAGTACGCCATTGCCCAGTACGGCAACATCTCAGACGCCATCGCCTACACATACCAGCAAGAAGGCCATGCTTTCTATGTGCTGACGTTCCCAAGCGGCAACGCCACATGGGTTTACGACGTGTCTACCCAAGCCTGGCATGAGCGAGCTGGCTGGGACAACGGCGAATTCACCCGCCACCGCAGCAACTGCCAGTGCAACTTTGGCGGCAACATCATCGTCGGCGACTTTGAGAATGGCAACATTTACACGTTTGACTTGGATGTGTACGCCGACAACGGCGACATTCAAAAATGGTTGCGGAGCTGGCGAGCGTTGCCAACCGGCCAAAACAACCTTAAGCGCACAGCGCACCACAGCCTGCAATTGGATTGCGAGGCAGGCGTTGGCTTAAATACCGGCCAAGGTTCTGACCCCCAAGTCATGCTGCGCTGGTCGGATGACGGCGGTCACACTTGGTCAAACGAGCATTGGTCACCGCTTGGCAAGATTGGCGCGTATGGCCAGCGAACCTTTTGGCGCAGGCTTGGCATGACGCTCAAGCTGCGCGACCGTGTGTATGAGCTTTCAGGCACTGACCCTAACAAAATAGCCATCATGGGGGCTGAATTGATCATAAGCCCGACCAATGCCTGATTATGGCCACCAGTCCAAACGCCACCCAAATCACGCCCCCACGGGTAGCGCTTATTGACGAGCGCACTGGGGCGGTGTCACGCGAGTGGTATCGGTGGTTCTACAGTCTGTACAACATTGTTGGAACAGGCACTGGCATTATTCCCGTTGCCAGCGGCGGTACAGGGTTATCCACTATTCCAACCAACGGCCAACTGCTGATTGGTAATGGCACAGGGTATACCCTAAACACACTTGCAGTCGGTGCGGGCATTTCGGTTACCAATGGTTTGGGTACCATTACGCTGGGCAACACTGGCGTGCTGTCATTCTCAGGTGGTACAACCGGCCTGACGCCTGCTACGGCCACCACAGGCGCTATCACCCTTGCAGGCACCTTGGCTATTGCCAATGGTGGCACAAATGGTTCTGCGACGCCTACAACCAATGGCGTTGCCTATGGTACGGGTACGGCGTATGCGTTTACTGCTGCGGGTACAACTGGCCAAGTATTGACGGCTACCACGAGCGGCGCACCTACTTGGGCAACGCCAGCGGGTG